TAACTCAATTAAACTATTTGTAGCCATCCTGTTTTGCCCCCTACAATTTTGTTAGTCCACATAGCCACGCTTACAGGCTCGTTAGTTGTATCAAAGTAAATCAATGAATTATTAGCAGCTGCCACACCTTCAGGGCTGCCGACTCCAAACAATGGCTTACTGTTATCATTCATTAACTCCACAAGGCTTGCTACGTCCTCCTTAAGCGCTGCAAAGTCTTCAATTGTGTTGTCTTTGGTGAAGTTGTAAAGCGCTCTTATATCTGCATATTGAAGCGCTGTTTGCCTGCTAGTAATAGTCATGAGAAACGAGCCCTCAATCCAGAAAATGCCATCTTAGCGCGGGATACGAAACGAAACTTAAAGTTAAAATCATCTCTGATATAACCTAATCGTCTTGCAATGTATCGCTTTTGATACTGGCTAGGGGCGCTGATTAAATTAAAATATTCTTGGCCGTAAGTTATACCGTCATAACTCATTGAGAATGAACTCGTAAAGTCCGAATCTGTAAAGCCCGGTATCGTATTAATCTCGAACTCATCAATACATTTAGCGCCTAATTCAAGCAATGGAGTGTAAAGCGTTACTTCTACTTGTTCGCCGTACTGCTCGGACATTTTAGTGTCAAGGTAGCCAAGTTTATCCTCTTGAATATCGCCGTAAATCCACTTTGTATTTCTTGGGTCGAATACGCCAAACTTTCCACGCCAAGGCAAATCGACTTCAATGCCAGTCTTGATATAGGACCATGCAAACTGAGTACCTAGCTTCGAGCCTACGGTGTGATTATAAAGAAGCGTGTAATCAGGTAGGTGAATAATCAAAAACTTATCACGGTCAACTACGCGCGACTCCATGACTACATTGGCAAGCTCGGACTCGTTATATTCTCCGATTACTTTGTCAATTTCACGAGTAGCAATAGTTACTTCCTGACCGGCTTGTAATATGTGAACGCTTGGACTTTCCTCTTTACGGCCACCTAATATAAAAAACATTCCGTCAATTTCAGTTTTGCAATGTGTCCCAACGATGCCAATCTTTGAAGCTTTACCGCTAATTACCTGTAGAACACTGGTTCCACTCGGTACGTTAGGGTTAAACACAAAGTACTCGACTGAATAACGGTTAAACGCAAGTATTTGGTTTTGATCATTACGAGCTACCGCCAAAATTCGATCACTTGAGAATTCACTTGATGAGTACTTAAGTGGTGAAATACTGGTTTCATCAACAATATCAGTATGAAATAAGCTGTCGCCATCAGTCATGACATAGATTCCGCGAAACCACGTTATGTCAATTGGAAAGCCTAGTTCTGGATCAGTGACCTCAAGAAATGTTGCTGTATCCCAATAGTAAAGACGACCATCTGACAGGATAGCTTGAGTATTAAATGACTCAGCAAATGAGGCTGTTTGATTTCCGTTAGTGATTCCGATTGACTTAACTACACCATCAGCGCTGACTTCCTCGAAAGTGTTACCACTGACTCGATAATGCTTATTAAAGCGCTCATTGAATACGCCACCTCTAGCTTTACCAGAAGTAAATGTAAATTCTTTAAGGCCATCATGGGACAGTAAATAACCCTTAGCGCCTTCGATATCGCGTATAACAGCCGTCATATTTACAGGCAAGTTATCACGGTAATCTAATTTCTCATGCCTATCACCACGGATAAGAGAGAGTTTTATTTCAGGCATAAAAAAACCTATTAAGTAAAGTAATAGGTTTATATTATCACAAACAGTTTTTAGTAGAAACTACCCGGCTTTAAGGTGTGTCGTTTACTATATCGCCAGCTGTCATATTGGTCATAGTAAAGTCTAGCGTCCCAATATTGTCAGTCAGGGTTGGAAATGTATCATCGTCTCCCATCCTCCACCAATTAACTGGGGCGCTCGTTAAAGTTGATAAATCCCGAGGTACGCCACTATTGTAAATAGCTGCAATATTCGCCGATTCATCAGTTGCCCAGACAGCAATCTCGTCTACTTTATCATCATTGCGCAGGTGCTTGCCGCCATAACTTACCTCGCCTATTCGAAATTGCTCATCTTTAATACTTGATCCCCAACCGTTATTATTGTGAGTTTTAGTAAGAGTCTGATTAACGCCATCAATAAATATTTTAAATCTATTGTAATAATTATTAATCTGCCCACTTGCGCTTCCCGTTGTCCCACCGTTATACGTTACGAGAAAATGAACCCAATCACCATCTACAACAGAATTATCAGGAGTTTCAAGTTTCAGCCAATTGTTTTCACTACCAAACTTTAGCCAGATAAATTCTTTTGAACTGTTACCGTTCCATGCTATCCACACGCGCCCTTCATTATCTTTATCGGTGCCGCCGAATGAAATAATAGTCTGGCTTGCGTCTGAGCTTGACCCACCTTTAAACCAGCCCGCTACGCTCCACGCATCACTAGAACCAACTCCATTTGACGCTCTATAAAATGGATTACTTGTATTAGCTGGAGCGTTACAGTAATCATTATTATTAAATTGCGTTGATTTAGTGTTTGAATAAGCAGGGTTAGAAACTGTAATGGTTAAGGTCTCGGTGTCAGTGCCGAAATAATTGACAGCTCGCATAGTTGGAGTGTAAACACCATCGACAGCAATAGAGCCAATCAATTTACGAACATTTCCCTCTACAGTAGTAATTCCAGCCGGTAAATTATCCCATTCAAAGCCTACGCCGCCGGTCGCAATCATTTCATAATTAATAATTACTCCCTCAGTTGTGTTTAAGGTTAAAGGGCTTGTGATTACTGGAGAAGTAACCCCACCACCAGAAAATAACGCGTTTAAGGCATTGTTTGTATCTGTTGCGCTAGCTCCATAAGCAACTAGGCTTTGATCAACAAATTCACCAAATGGAATACCTGTAAAAATATCAATTTCACGCGCCAAATCTTTAACGCTCAAAACCACATCAGATGGATTTACTAGATAGGATTGCAATGAGTTAAGAAATTGAACCCCGTTTGCATCTTCCACGAAAATAGCATTTGCTGCTGTGTCTCTATATACAACTACACTCATTTCTTATCACCTTTTCATTATTGTAAATACAGAACCAGCATTAACTACAGTTCCAGCGGCACTAAGTCTGATCTGCAATACACCGCCGTTATCTCTGGTGTTTAAATCACCCATATAAATTTCATCTACGTTCAGCGAAAATCTATAAGGATTACCAGACCCAGAGTCTAATCTGCCAATTGATTTTTCTAGCGTGTAAGCAAAGCCGCCAACTCCTAGCTGATACCTGAACTCAAGCAGGGTATTGTTTGTGTTCGGCGTAACAGTGAAATCATTACGTATAAATACCACATCACCTAAACTCAACTCAGAGAAATCGATAAGTTGTGCCGTTGTGTCGTACAACTCAGTTACACCAGTCGGGGCATAAGTTTTATTAGTAAACGCGCCTAAGCCATCATTTGTTAATGTTGTCCATGTATCCGCTAATAAAGTGATGGGAGTTGATGCTGTCGCAGTGTCGTTGTAATCAATAAAGCCGTTTTGATCTCCACTGCCGCCACCGCTGCCGCTCACGTCAACCGGTCTGAATCCGCTCATTACGATGCCTCGACTTGTAGTTTGGTGCCGAAACTAGAGTATGCCCACGCGCCGACATTACCCGTTGCGTTAGTTAAAAATAGCCGTGACATAAGTTTATTGTGACCATATCCCGAGGTAGGTTCGGAGGCTGATTCAGTTAACATAACTTCATCTCTCCCGATATTTTGAATAATTAATTTTACACCGACTGTTAACCCTGTTTCAGCGTATAAATCAACCCATACATTTCTTGGTATTGTTACTGGTGGTAATGAGGTAGACATAATAGTACCTTGTTTTTTAGTCGGGGATTTATTTTAGTCGGGGGAAATGTCGGGGTTTCGGTAGGTTGTCAAGTGCGCACTCAACTGTCACAACGCCCGACGCATTGCAACAGATTGATTATATATGCTAGACCGCTTTTACGTCAAATATAACGCCTCGTGGTAAAACTCTACCACTTGAAGTTGTCACAGTTACGATAATTTGGCCAAAACCTAGAATTACACCTTCGCACTCTAGGGTTATAACACTGCCTGAAATTGAATCACTTAATAATTTAACTGATTCACCATCAACAGCCGTATAACTTGCAATAGTGTCACCGTCAACTTCCGCTAAGTAATCTGTAAAGTCAGTCGTATAAAACTCAATTTGACCAACAAAGATATTATTCGCAGAACAGTCACTAGGTGGTGAGATTTCCGGTTCTTGATAGCTGAATTGCTGCCTAATGCCGTAAACAGAATTACCCGCCCCAGTTGGCTGAAATGTGTCCGGCTCCCTCATGGTTAGCTCAACACTGTATAAACCTTCAAAGGCTGTTTTAGCTTCGCCTAAAGTTGCTCTGTCTATTTGTTGACCATAAGAAGGCGCTAATGTTTTAGCTAAGTTAAGCACTACCGCCAAAGCATCCGAATCAGCAATACCACTTTCTTGAAGCGGGTCCGTCTTACTATAACCTTCTGAATTATTATAATTAAGACATAAACCTTGATTTTGCCAAGAAAGTATCATGCTATCCATCCGGCGAACAGCACTTGTAATTTCACTAGGTGACGGCGAAACAGTTAGACCACTAATTCTAAGCTGTTCAAACGCGCCCACAACTAGCTCATTTTTAGTGATCATAATTATTTAGCCTTTGTTTTCTTTTTGGTTTCAACTACTGGTTTCTCAGTCTCGCTTGATTTTAAATCAAATGGGCTTTTAACTTCTTCGGTTTTAACTTCAAGCTCTTCAATGCTAGAAACCCAACCTTTACCCAATAAAATTACTCGGTCTGCATCACTTGCCGCACGAATAGTATACTCAACACCAGATTTAGTTTTACGTACGCCGCCAGCTTTATATATTTGTTTCATAATTAACACCTACAAAAAAGGGCGACTATTGCCGCCCTATTGATTTAATTTAAGATTAAGTTTGGTTACTTAGGATAACACCTAATTGGTCAGGATAGATTACCTGAACATCAAAGAACACTAGGCCTTTCATGTTGAAAACTTCTAAGTGAGGATCGTACCAGTAAGTCATGCGCATTGGTAAACCGCAATCAGTCATTGCTTCAACAGCCGTAACGCCAGCTCCATCGGTTGGGACAGGTAATTGACCAGGAATAAGAACAGTTGATTCAGGGGTATAAAACAACGTTGGTTTGCTATCTGCGATATTCAAGATTGTAACCGCTGCACCTGCGGCTGCTTGTGCTGTTGCGTTACGGTATGGACCAGTAATAACCAAAGCTGGCTGAACTTTAACAGTGCCCGTACCAGTTGTTTTGACAGAGAATGTTAATAATTCACCGCTATCAACTCGGGTTTCAGGGTGTAAGAAGTTAACGCCCGCAATAGTGAACTTAGTACCAACTGGCATAGTAGCAGCAGTAGAAAGCGTTACAGCCAAATCCATATCACGGTTATCTAAATAGAAACCTCCTGCATCATAAGTTTCAACAGTATGAGACTGATTGCCGTTAATTGTCAAAGCCGCAACTGTTGGCGATGGTAAATTAATCAGATAATCAGATCGCAAGGTAGTAAAAGTAGCCAAATCAGGCAAAGTAGCGCGGGTTAGTGCATCTTTAACAATACCGGCTTCATTGTACTGATTCTGCCCAAGTACTTTAGCAACCTGAGCATAATCGGTATTCGCTAAGCACATTTTCTTTTCGTAACCACCTAAACCACGGTTAAGCATTAACACTTCAGCATCAATAGCGGCTTGGAAATCAAAGGTAGACGTTGAAGTCTGAACCATTGTTGCCGAGTTAATCATTTCCTGATAAGCAGCCAAATCTATCGCATTAGCTAAATCACGCGCAAAGCCCTGCATAACCTTTTTACGGCGCTGCGGATCACGCAAGCCTTTAGCATCAATTTGAGCTAATACTTTAAGTGAACGACCACGGTTAACCGGAATCATTCTGTCGATAATATCTTCAAAATCACCTGAGCTAGACACAATACCTTCAGATACAT